GCTTGCTCCTTTTTCTCATGGTTCTGGCGTTGATTCTTCTATTAGATTGTCTCTTCTTGAAGGTTCTCAAACCCAAACTCCATCTGAAATAGCTGGTGATGCTCATAAAGAATCTGATCTTTCTCCAATACTTAAAATTCCTACTGTAATTTCTATTCAGGATTGGTCCTCTACACAAGGTTCCGATACACCTTTGTTTCTTTTACCTGTTACTCCTAATTATCACATACAAGAAGCTTATTCCTCAACCACTTATATTGGCTCTTTCTCTAATCTTGGAGCTTGGGCATCTCGATTTAAATACTGGCGGGGTGGTATTCGTTTTATTTTTGATTTTGTTTCTACGCAATTTCATGCTGGCCGTCTCCGTGCTTCTTTCTTTCCTAATCAATTCTTTGGTCTCTTAGCTGATGCTCCTAGTTCTGCTGCTGGCACTTCTGTTCCTAACATGATAATGGATTTACAAGCTAAGAAAGAGTTCGAGTTCGTTGTGCCTTGGTACAGTGGAACTCCTTATCGTAAATGTACACATCCGTATGATGCTACGCAAGAAATCAATCAACACTTTCGCAGTAATAATTATGGCGTCTCTGGCACTGTAGTTATTTATGTTCTTAATCCATTAATCGTCAACAATAATGCTCCTGCTGCTATTCACATCAATGTTCTCATGTCTGGGGCTGATGATTTTGAATTATTTGGCCCCTGTCCCCCTCAACCAGAGCTGGTGAATCCTGTTCTTAAAACTATTCCTTTTGTTATTAATCCATCAGATGACAATTTAGAAGAAGTTATTGAATGTGGTTTGACACAAGTCCCTGGTGATGTCATTGAAGGTGAGGATATGATTCTTAAACCTGTTGCTAACATTCTTTCACATGGTTCTGGAATCGTAAAATCTCCCTCAATGTATCAAGCTGGTGAGTCTCATATGAATATTAAAAATCTTATTCGTCGTTTTGGCTTTCTTGCTCAATTTGGTTTACCAAATCCAATGGTCATAGCTCCTGCTTGTGTTCGTATACGTATTCCTCAGAATCCAACTCTTACATTTAATACAAATTCTTCTACTGATAATAGACCCCTTAATTTATTCACTTTTGTAAATACTATGTTTGCAATGTGGAGAGGCTCTATTCGTTATAAATTTGTTTCTCCTGTATCTAAAAATGCTCAATTACTTGTTTATTCTTACCATAATTTGTTAGGTGCATCAACTGCTATCATCAATGGAGTCATTCAATTTCCTTTCTTTGCTTTTTCCTATGGTTCCGCTGTTAATAATTTTTCTCATACTCCCGCTTTCGAGTTGGAAACACCGTTTGTTTCAGGCTTTACTAATTTGGTTACTTATAACCCTAAAGGTTTATTATCTTCAAGATTCTACTCTGTCTCTAGTCTCGATCTTATTTGTTCTTCTACTGCTGATGCTGTTTTTCCTGTTGTTGCTGGTTCATACATCGACTGCTTTGTCGGTGCCGGCGATGATTTCGTTCTTCACTACTATCTAGGTCCGTTAATATTTGTTTGTCCAGGTCTTAATTTTCCCATCGTGTGAAGACCAGAGGTAAAATCGTAACTTTCAAAATTTATTATCTGGTGATTGAGTGTCTGTATCTTGTGCGCATTTTACAACACAACACATCACTTTGGTTTTAAATCTAGATCGTTACTTTTGAGCTTTACTGGATTAATCTGCTCTGAGTTGGTAAGGGGTGGAGTTTAATTATACTCCCTATGCTTTTAGCGCCCTAGCCCATCCAGCCACACTGGTAGCTGCCAGGTGCGAACACTTATGGCTTCTTCTTTTTCTTATAGTTCTGCTGTGGAAAACGAAGCCAACTCTCCTTGTGACTTTGTCACGA